GCGCCGCCCGCGCCCCCCGCGGCGCCCCCGGCCGCGGCCCTCGCCCGCCGCTCCCAGCTCCCACGCGTCCCGAGACGAGAGCGGAGGATAGGCGGCAGCCACGCCGCCGGTCGAAGCGGACAGGGCAGCCTGCACCGTGGTGGCGCCAGCCGGTGCCTGCGCGGTCACGACGACTCGGCCCGTGCTCCCGGAGGGAGCGGACGCCCTCGGTGCCGGGCCGTCTGTGCCGGCAAACCGCAGACACAGGTCCACCGGGGAATCGCCGGCAGTGATGTCCGCAGCCAGGGACACCCACTGGCCCGGGGTCACCGGCGTCGAGTCCGAGGACACCGTCCACGAGCTCGACGACGGGATCACCCGCATCCGCCCGGAGTCTGCGGAGATCGTCGCCTGCTCGGCAGTCCAGCCGGTCACTCCGCTTCCGAATGCTCCGTTGAGCAGGAGGTTCGTCCGGGTCATCAGCGTCGTCCCCTTCCCAGAGTCCGTGCGCGGCGATCCAGGACCCCGGCGGCGATAACCTCAACATGCGCGTCCAGCGCTGTGGAGTCATCGACGACGAGGCGGACCTCAGTTCCGTCCAGACCTGCCAGCAGAGCCTCGTTCGAGGCCCCCTGGGCGGCGAGCTTGGAGACATCCGACCACTGCCGTGCGGTCAGGACCGCCTCCCGGCTGCGGGTCTGGTTGACCGCGGTGTGCGCACCCGGGGGCAGCCAGCCGCCGGCGTCGTACTTCCGGGCGCCACCGTAGCGGCCGACCGTGGGGGAGCCCCAGATGGAGATCTCACGGCCGGACAACCCCTCTCGAGGCTCCTCAACCATCTTGCCGCCGCCGGCGAAGATGGCGACATGGTGCGCCGGTGAACCCCAGAACAGGAGATCGCCAGGCACGGCCGCGTTCCATGAGATCGGCGTCGACCCGGACTGGTATCCGGCCGCCGTCAGCCTCGGCCAGCCCAGTCCGAGCTGCTTCGCAGCCCAGTAGACCAGGCCGCTGCAATCCAGACCCGGCGGAATCGAGCTGCCACCCCAGACGTAGGGCACACCTATTGCCTTGCGTGCGGCCCCGACCAGACCGGAGCCGCCAGACAGGCCTGCCGCCTCGGTCTTGGACTTGAAGAGGTTCTTCAGCGACTCGAACCACAAGGGCGGCATCGCACCCACCGTCTGCGCCCAGAAGCTCGAGCCGACAGACTTGAGGAGCTCCTTCGCTGGGGAGATCACCAGGTCAGTGACCGCACCGATCGGGTCAGAGACTATGTCCGCGACCGCCGAGGCCGTGTTCTTCACCCAGCTGATCGACGAGGACACCGATCCCTTGACACGGTCCCAGATACCTCCCTTGGCGAAGGCGACCTGACCACGTCTCGTGCCGGTGTCACCGACATTGGCCAGGCCCTTGCCCCTAGCGGCATTGACCCGGTCCAGCCAAGGCTTGCCGCCCAGGGCCCGCAGCGAGTCCGGCCGGATGATCCCCTCCCCGCCCGACAAGCGCAGAGACCCTCCGCCGTCGGGCGAGAAGAAATGGAACACATCCCTGCCCGGCGTGTAGCCGGGCGTCATTGTCCGCCACTGGCCACCCGAGGCGTACCCCGGGATCGTGCTCACGCTCGGCAGGCGCAATGACAGGCCGACCTTCTCAGCGATCGTGTCGAACGCCTTCTTGATGCCGTCGCGATAAACCGTGCCGATCACGAAGTTGATCGGTGTCGCTGCGGCGCCCTTAATGGCGTTCATCGCCGTCTGTACGCCCGACTTGAAGGTATCGAAACCGGACTTGGCGTTGTCGATCGCGGTCTTGATCTTCGGGAAGACGGTATTAGACAGGAAGTTCACAACCGTGGAGATAGTCGTGGAGATACCCTGCCAGACCGGCTTTACCACGTTATTCCAGAGGAAGGTGAAGATCGGTGCCAGGACGTTCGAGATGAATGCCCACAGCCCCATGAGCGCAGGCTTGATGACCCACTCCCAGGCGGTCTGGATCGCCGCGCCGATGAGCCGGAAGACCGGCTGCACCACGTTGGCCCACAGGAACTGGATGATCGGTACAAGCACCCCGGTGATGAACGACCACATCGCCGACAGAGCCGGGGAGATGACGTTGGCCCAGGCAGAGGCGATGAAGTTAGAGACGGCTGACCACACGGGCTGAACCACGCTGGTCCAGAACTCCTGGAGCGCGGGCGCCAGCGTGTTCTTGACCCACCCCCAGAACGCCGACAGAGCCGGATAGATCACCGAGTTCCAGGCGTCTGAGATCACCGAGGAGATCGACTGCCACACGGGCTGGACCGTGTTCCACAGCCCCTGCAGCGCCGGCACCAGGGAAGTCGTCAGCCAACCCCACAGGGCGGACAGGGCCGGGTAGATCACCGAGTTCCAGGCCGTGGAGACCACCGTGGCGAACCCGTTCCAGAGAGGCTGGACCACGTTCGTCCAGAGGAACTGGAGCACCGGGATCAGCACGTTCGAGATGAACGACCACAGGCCGCTCAGCACCGGCGAGATGACGCTCGTCCAGGCCGTAGAGACAACAGTGGCGAACCCGTTCCAGAGAGGCTGGACCACACCGGCCCAGAAGTTCGCTAGCGCCGGCGCCAGGGTCCCCGTGACCCATGACCAGAGGTCAGACAGGGCCGGCTGGATGACGTTGGTCCAGGCGTTCGAGATCGCCTCCCCGGTCGCGATCGCCCCCTCACGCAGGGTCAGGAGGAAATCGACGAACGCAGAGTCCTCCTCCAGGCCGAACAGGTTCCCGTCGAAATCACCCTTCGTCAGGAGATTCCAGACCGACTGGATACCAGGAAGCAGGGTCCCGGAGATCCACTCCCATACAGCCGAGATGGCCGGCTGAATGTGTTGCTGCCAGATCTCGACGACGGTCCTGCCGAGCTCCTGCACTTTGAGGCGGAAGGCCTCGTTCTTCTTGTACAGGAGCACCAGGCCGGTGACCAACAGGGCGATCGCGGTGACGACGAATCCGATGGGGTTGGCCTTGAACGCCGCGTTCAGGCCGTGCTGGACCAGGGTGAGGCCCTTGATCCAGCCGATGACCGTGGGGATGATGGAGAAGCCCGCGTACGCGGCGACGGCGACGCCCACGCCGATGGCGAGGGCCTGCATCTCATCCTTGTGCTGCTTGATCCAGGTGACGGATCCGCCGATGGCATCGGCCAGCCACCCCATCAGACCGGTGATGGCAGGCTTGACGTAGTCGATGAGGTCCTTGATCGCGCCGACGACGGTGGCCTGGAGGTTGCCTGCGGCGCCCTCGATCGTTTTGGTGGACCTGGCGGCCGCGACCGCCGTCTCGTCGGAGCCGAGCTGGAGGATCGCGGCGTTGAACTCGTCAGCCGAGATCTCCCCTTTCTGCATCGCGTCCCTGAAGTTGCCGGTGTAGGCGCCCATATCGAGCAGGGCCTTCTGGATTTTTCCAGAAGCACCAGGAATGGCGTCGGAAAGTTGATTAAAATTTTCCGTCGTCAGCTTTCCTTGCCCGGCGGTCTGGGTCATGACCATTCCGACGGACTTGAAAGTGTTCGCATTTCCGCCTGCGACAGCATTTAAATTGCCTGCCGCCTCTGCCAACTTGTCGAATCCGTCGACGCCGTTTGACGCCAGCTGCGCGGTGATCTGCTGAATATCAGCCAGGTCGTAAACGGTCTCGTCAGCGTACTTCTGGGCAGACTCCTTGAGCCGGTCAATCGTCGAGGTGTCCAGGCCGGAGAACTGGAGCGTGGAGACGAACTTGTCGGTGGCGTCGGACGCCTCGATGGCCTCTGAGGCGAAGCCGCCGATTCCGACGGCCGCGCCGAGGGCGAGCATTGGAGCGATCGCTGAGCGGGCCAAGGAACTGATGGAGGAGACCTTGGCGCCCGTCTGAGCGGTGGCCGCGCCGGCCTTCTCTGCAGCTGTGTCGACGTGGTCGAGGTTGGTGGCGTATGTCTTTAGCGCGGGGTTGGCCTCGGCGACCTCACGCTTGGTCTTGCCCGTCTTGGAGGCCAGGGCGCCGACGGCCTGGTCCGTGTCGCGGGCGGCGGTCTCAACCTTGCCCATAGCCCGGGAGTGGTCGGCTGCGGCCTGGTCCGCGGCCTTGTTCGCCGCCTTGGAGCGGTTCAGGGCCTGGGCGTAGCCCTCCTCGGCGCGTGCGATCTGGGCGGTGTTGCCTGAGGAACGGGCCTGGTTGAGGTTGTTCTCCGCGGTGACCAGGGACTTGGCGGCGGCCTCCTCGCGGCTGCGGGCCTGTGCCAGGTTGCCCGAGGAGGCGGCGACCTCCTTCTGGGCGGAGGCGAGCGCCTGGCCGGCGGCAGTTGCCTCCTGCTTGAGGCGGGCGGTGGTCTTGCCGAGCGGGTCGGCGAAGGAGTTGGCGATGTCGGCGCCGGTGGTGGAGGTGGTCTTCTTGAAGGCGTCAGCGAAGGAGCGGGCCGCCTCGTTGCCGGCCGTGGGCATCTGGGCCTTGACGTCGGCGTTGATCTCCTTGAGGAAGCCCTTCATGGAGGGGACGACGTCGACGAAGACGGTGCCTGCCTGGAAGCCTGCCATGGGGGCACCACCACCTCTCGTGAGCTGCGTGGTGCCCCTATGGGGCGGGTTACTCGAGCGCCCAGGGGGTCAGGACGGCGATGACGTCGTTCGCGGCCGCCAGCGTCTGGGAGGTACGCATCTCCTCGACGACGGCGGTCACGATGGGTACGGGCCGGGGGTAGGTCTCCTTGCCGCCGGCTGTGGCGATGAGGATGTCGGCGATGTCCTGGAGTATGCGGACCTCTGGGGTCTGACCGACCAGAGAGGTGCTCTCCTCCCCGACGTCGTCGTCCTCGTCCTCCTGGGTGAGGATCGTCTCGGCCATCAGCTCGGCCCGGTCGGTGTCGTTGAGGATGGCTGAGATGGTGCGCGAGTGGCTGGGCAGTCCGTCGATGAGGTCGAGCAGGAAGGTCCAGCGCCGCGCGCGGAACAGGGCCGGCATGTCCCAGCCCTGTTCCGCGAGGTCCTGGGTGATGGGCCTCCGGTACCGGGTCAGGCGGTCGCGGAGGCGCTGCCTTCCCCCTCGTCGCCCAGGAACGATGCGTAGTGCTTCCTGACCTGTGCGAGCAGGACTCGGGTCTTGCGGACGCTGAGGCTCTTGATGACGAGCTCGGCGTCCTCCTCGCTGAGCCACCGGTTCAGGGTCGCCTTGATCGACGTGGTCCCCTCAAGGTCGGCCATGAGGCTCTCGCTCTCCTCGATGCTCAGCGCGAAGGGGTCGGGGAAGGTGACGATCTTGGACTTGAGCCCGAGGGTGAAGGGTTCCGGGTCGGCGGCGCCGTCGATCTTCTCCAGGGCGGACAGGGTCAGGGTCGGCTTCGTGGCCATGGGTGATCTCCCTTGTGTGGTTGGTGGTCAGGACAGCTTGGTGAGGGCGTTGGTCAAAGCTGCCGGCACGGGCGGTGCGGGCGGAGTGGGTTTGGGGCCCGATCCGGCCTCGTCATCGGTGTCGTCGGAGACCTGCTCCCAGCCCGAGGCGCGCAGGGTGGTGATCTCGGCGGGGTCGTCGGTGACGCGCTTGAGGGTGAGGTCCTCACCGTCGTCGGTCGTGATGGTCTTGGTCAGTGCGGGCACGGGTTCCTCCTTGCGTGCGGGATCTCCCGTGTGGGGTGGTGGTCGAGCTGGCGGCCGGGGAGATCAGCGGCCGCCGGCTCGACGATGAGGCGAGAGGCCGGGCTCAGGCGGCCTTCTCGAAGCCGATGGCGTCCAGGTGCTTGATCGCACCAGTACCGCCCAGGTAGTGGCGGCAGGGCGTGCCCAGGACCTCGTCGGAGAACACGGAGAGCTCCAGGTCGAACTGGACCGGGTCGGACGACTTCCACGCCTCCTCAGGGATCGTGCCGAGCTTGACGCGGGGGAAGCCCCGGCCGACAAGCCACTCGTCGTCGGCAGGGCCGTCGGACATGATGGCGAGCAGCCGGAACTCCTCGAGCAGGGGCAACGGGGCCTCGTCGAAGACGATCTCGCCGGTGTCCTTGTTGGCCTTGACCTGGGAGAGGTCGACGCCGTAGACGAGCTGCTGCAGGTGCTTGCGGTAGGGCTCGAGCACACTGAACTTGACGGTCTTGGGCGCCTTGACCAGGTCGGTGCGCACGGACTCGACGTAGCCGAGCGCCTCGACCTCCTCGACGCTGGCGTCGGCGGAGAACGCCATGCCGTCCTTGGTCAGCAGGCCGACCGGCAGCCAGCCGGCAGGCAGCTCCTTGAGCTGGCCACCGGCGTCGGTCAGGGCATCGGGCAGGTCGACGGTGGTTGGAGCCAGGAACGCGACGGCGTTCAGACCCTTGCGGACGTTGCCACGTCGGTTGTGCTTCTTCTTCAGCGCGGCGATGGTGGTGGTGGTTGCCATGAGGCGAGTTCCTTTCGGAGCGGGGTCAGGTGAGCGGACGGTGAGTGACGGACAGGACCATCGAGACGACCTCAACCGCCTCGAAGTAAGGGCGCACCCCCAGGCAGCTCGTCACCTCCACGGAGTCCACGAAGCCCTCACTGGTCACCACCGGCGACTCACCCAGGGCGGACAGCAGACGCTCCGCGAGCGCGGTGGCGCCGTCCTGGTGGGGGCCGGTGGGGGTGGTGGCGTAGATGTCGATGCCGATGGTGTCGGTGCGGTCGACGTCGTCGGTGGGGCCTGTGTTGAGGAGGTGGACGTGGGCCAGGGGCATGGGGCCGGTGGTGAAGGTGGCGTCCAGGATTCTGGTGGTGGGGGCTGTGGTGGCCTGGGTGGTGGCGGCTCGTAGGACGGCGACGGGGTCGGTGAAGGTGGTCATGTGCGTCTCCTGCCTCGGGCGGACTTGGCGGCTGCGAGGAGGCCGAGCGTGTGGGCTCCGGGTACGGGAGTGCCGGCCTGGGTGGCGTGGCCGAACTCGGTGGCGGCGGCGTGGGGGACGTCGGCGATGACGCGGCCGGAGGCGCGGCGGCTGGTGCCGTCTCTGGTCTTGATGGTGGCGGTGGTGGGCTCGGTGTGGAAGGAGGCGGCCAGGGCGCCTGAGGCTCTGGGGGCGCGGCGGGCGGCCTCGGCTGCGACGTCTTGGCCGGCGGCGAGCATGGCTGCCTGCATCGGTCCGGAGACCAGGAGGGCGGCGATACCGGCGCTGTTGGGTTTGAAGCTCGTGGACACGGCTCATCTCCTTGCGAGGGGGACGGCCAGGCCCAGGGGGTATGGGGCCGGGGTCGCCTCGACTGTCCATCTGCCCGCGAGCGCGTGGGTGGTGGGGACGGTGACGGTGTCGCGTTGGCGGATCCGTGCGTCTGGTGGGGTGTAGAGGGTGGCGGTGTCGTCGGGGGCCTCTACGGTGGCCCGGGAGGTCACGCCGGTGGCATCGGAGCTGCCGGGGGCAAGGAGGCAGCCTTCGATGGTGACCGGGTCGCCTGTGGTGGTCAGGTAGCCGTCGGCGTTGCGGTGGGTGGGGCCGGTGACCTGGACGTCGACGACCCAGCTGCGGGGGAAGGTGTCGATGATGTTCATCGTGTGCCTGCTACCCAGACGTTGCCGTTTCGGCGGGGGCGGTACTGGCGGGCCAGGGCGATGTCGTCGGGTGAGAGCATCGCCTGGCCGCCGATGGTCCAGGACGCGAAGGTCGCGGACTGGGAGAAGGGGCCGGTGGTTGTGCTGGCCTGGGTGGCGCCGGCGGCGGCCTTGGGGTCGATCTTGAGGATCCGGGCGACGGAGTCGGCGATCTGGGCGGCGACGACGTCGGGGACCTCGGTGTAGCCGGCCTGGTAGGTCATGGTGACGAACCGGTCAGAGGGGAGATCGACGTCGACGTAGCCGTGGCGGAGGGTGAACGGTACGGGCTGGGCGTCGTCGTCGACGACGGAGGTGACGGCGATGAGGGGGAGTCGTTGGGGGCGGGCGTGACGCCCGTTGACCTTGACCCGGTGGGTGTAGGTGACCGGGGCGAAGGTGGTTCGAGCCTCCTGGCAGAACTTGGCCGACAGGATGGTCAGCAGGTGCTCGGCGCGCTTGCTCTCCTCGTCGGTCAGGTCCCGTCCGAGTGCCTGGGCCACGGCTTCCTTGGTCGCGAGCATCACGGTTTCCCCGCCCCCTCTCCGTCGTCTCCTCGTTAGGTTGTCTTGCCGCCCTTGGGTGGCTTCTGCGGGGCTGGGTCGGTGCCGGCGTCCGGGTCGTTGTCCGGGGTCTCGTCCTCGCTGGCCGGGGCGGTGGGCAGTGCCTGCTCATCGGGGACCTGCTCGACGTAGCCGGCGCCGATGAGGCCGGTGGCGACGGTGTCGACGACGTCGAAGATCAGCCCGTTGTCTCCTTTGACTCGCATGTCACGCCGCCTTGAAGACCTGGACGGCGGTGGGGCGCGTGATCTTGCCGCCATAGACGTGCAGGCCGCGGACGCGGTCGGCGAACTTGTTCTCCGCCCGCATGGACTCGGTCTTGTTGACCTGTGAGATGAAGGCCAACGCCGGCGTGTAGATGCCGGCCGCGGTGGGCTTGGAGTCGTCGACCCAGGGGGAGACGACCACGTCGAAGCCGAGGAGACGGCCGATGACCGCCTCGCGCAGGCCCTCGGTGGTGTTGGACTTGTCGAAGGCGGTGAGCTTCGAGCCGTCGGAGAGGAGGAACTCCTCGAAGGCAGCGTTGACCAGCAGGGTCCGGTTGGCCTGGGGGACCTTGGCCGATGTCAGCCGGCGGCGCAGGCCACGGACGACGTCGTAGGCCGTCTCCCAGTTGGTCGGCGCGGTCAGGCCGGTGGCGGCGGTGCCGCTGGTCAGGGTCATGGTGGTCAGGAAGGTCTCGGCGTCCTCGACCAGGCCGGCGGCCGCGGACTCGGAGTACTTGTCCATGACCGGCTGGTTGGCCTGGGCAGCGTCGATGTCGTCGACGATGAAGTCGAAGGACTTCTCCTGGTCGACCTTGATCTCGATGCCGGTGTCGGAGACCTCGTCCGGCGCGGTGGTGCGCGGCAGGGTGCCGCCTCCACCGGGCTTGGTGACTACACCCGTCTTGTAGTCCTTGACCTGGATGTCGACGATGCCAGGGATGTGGACGGTGTTTCCTGCTTTGAGGTCGCCCTCGTAGTCGCGGTTGGCCAGGCCGGTCAGGACCGCCTTGTTGCGGAAGTTCTCGAGGATGGAGGCCGCCCATACCTCGGGGATGAAGTGGCTGGTGGACACTGTGGCTCCTTTATCGGGAAGGGGGCGTCAGGAGACGCCCATGATCTGGTTGAGCTGCCCGTCGCGACGGGCCTTGTTGATCTGCTCCGGCGTCATCGCCTTAAGGTCCTCGCGCGTCAGCTGACGGGGCCCGGCGACGTTGTCCCCGCGCTGGCCGGCGTCCGCCGAGGAGGTGGAGGCTGGCGGGGTGACGGGGCCGCGCCAGGCGAGCAGACGGTCAGCGGAGGCGGTGATCTCCTCCTGCGTGGTGCCGGTGAGCAGATCCACGTCAACGCCCTTGGTAGCCGCGATACGGGCCTTGAGGGAAGCGGTCTCAGCGGCGGCAGCGCGCTTCTCAGCGGCTTCCTTGGCCTCCAAAAGCTTCTGCATCTCGCTCTTGGACTGCTCCTCGATCGCGTCGAGCCGCTTGGCTTTGTCCGCGTTGGCCTTCGCCCGGTCCTCGTTCTGCCGGGATAGGGCCTTCCACTTCTCCGCCTCGGCCTTCCAATCGACCGTTGCGGTCTCCTGGGGCGCCTGAGGAGCGTTGGCGGTACCGGTGGGGCTGCTGGCGCTCTGTCCTGTGGGCTCCACAGTGGTAGCGCCATTAGAGGTCTGACCAGCAGATGGGGCGGGGGTGTTGACGTGCATGGTGGTTCCTTCCCGTTTCGGGCATGACAAAGGCCCCTGCCGTTTCGGTAGGGGCCGGTGGTGGGCGCCCGCGAGCGCGGGCAAGCTTGTGGGCCGAGATGGGTCTCAGCGGCTGGAGGCGGCGTTGCCTCGGGGCAGCGATGAAGGCGACTGGGAGACCCGCAGTGCTTTCGCACCCTGGTGGGACGCCTGTCGCCTTCAGTAGCAGAATATCACCGGTGCTCGAAGGCCGCCACCGTGCCGTCGTGGCTGATGACGATGACGCGGGTGATTCGTGTCTGCCCGCGAAAACGGCGCTCGATCTGCTCGATCGCGACCTCATCGGAGAGGCCGCAGCGGCGCAGGTCGATGACGAGGCGGGACGCCTGCTTGCGTGCCTTCTTGAACTGGTCGGAGATCGTGTTCTTCTCGGAGGCGCCCCTGGGTGCCTTGAACTCCCAGATCTCGCCGTCTATCTCGACGTCGGGGTTCTTGACCCCAGGGGTGTTGTCGACCACGCGGAATCGAACTGTGTGGCCGAGGTCGGCCAGGGCCTGGGCAGTGCGTACCTCGTGGTCCTGGAGGATCGTTCCTTCCGGGACGTCGACCTTCCCGCTGCCTCCGGGGCGAAGCCACCTGGGCTCCCCGTCCCTGCGGGGACTGGCGTGCGCGCCCGTCGTCGACGCCTTCGGTGCCGGGGCCCTGCGGCGGTCCTGTCTCGTCTCCTTGAAGGAGATGACCGGCCCGTACTCGCCGTGCTCGGTGGTCAGGATGATGTCCTTGTACTCCGGCAGGCGGCCGCCCCGGTCTGAGGCTCCGGTGCGGGCCTCGACAGCCTTGTGGGCGGCCTCCAGGGTCTCCTCGTCGATGATCTGGTCCACGGCCATGCCCGCGGGCAGGGGACCGACGTTGCAGTCGCACCCCGGATGGATGGGTAGCAGGTTCTCGACGTGGTATCGCTGGGTGGAGGCGATGACGCACAGGGCGCAGTTCTCGCGGCCGGTCAGGATGCGCCGGGAGTACCGGCCGCCCGGGGGGCGCCCGACGACCCCGGCCGTCACCAGACCCGCGCGCAGTCCGGTGAAGGGGGCCGGCCCGGTGGCGGCGACCACGGCGTCCAGCGGGCGCTCGGCCGCCTCGGGAGCCGACAGGGCCCGGGAGAGCATCTGTCCGAGGGATTCGGCGTGACGGCGGGTATCGGCCTGTTCGTCCTGGCTCAGCACCTGCAGGGCGCGTGCGCCGGCGGCGGAGGGGGCGGCG